TCACCCCGCCAGCGCCGCGATGATCGCCGACTTCTCGGCCGGCGACAGCTTGTTCAGATAGGCCGTGGCGCGCTGCGCGTCCGACTCCGGCATGTTCGCGACCATCGAGTTCAGCCTGGCGTTGGCGCGGGTGTAGATCTTGAGACCGTTCTTGCCCCAGCCCTTGACCTGCTTCGCCGTCTCCGGCCCCAACGCAGCGAAATCGTCCAGCTTCACCTGCGGCAGGAGCTTCGCGGGCTCTTCTGGACCGGTCTTCAGCACTGTTCGCATCGCCTCCTGCGCCTGCTCGCTGAGGCCGTTGAACATTTCGTCGAAGCTCGCCGAGAATGCCTCGCCGTCCTCAACCGCGTCGATCACAGCGTCCACGATGACGCGCATTGCCTCCTCGCCCGAGGCGTAGTTCTGCGCGTCGGCGCGGGCCTGCATCAGCTCGCGCTCGCGCTGCTGCGTCTCCCCCGACCAGTAGGTTTTGGGATCGCTGCGGCGTAGGTCGGCGAGCGTCTTCAGCTCGGCCTCGACCTCATCCGAGCCCTCCGGCTTCTCGGCCTCGGTGGCCGGCGCGGCCTTCAGGTCCTCCAGTTGGCCGAGCAGTTCCCTCTCGCGCGCCTGGACAGGCTTGCTCCAGTAGCGCTTCGCGTCGGACTGGCGCAGACCGCGGATCTCGGCCAGCTCCCGTTCCACGCTCGCCTTCGACGCGGGCTTGGGCGGGTGCTGAATGGCCGCCATCTCCTCGTCGGAGAGGGCCTGCAGGCGCCGCAGCTCCTCCGGGCTGAAGGTGCCGTCCTTGAGCTGTTGCCGCCAGGTCGCAACCTCCTCGGCATCGAGGCGCGCCAGCGGGTCAGCGCCGCTCGCAGGCGTGGCGCTCTCCTTGCTCTCGCTGGCCTCGGCAACGCTGGTGTCGGCAGGCTTCGCGGCCAGCGCCTCGATCTCGGCCGTCGCGCCGGTCTGGCCGGAGAGCAGGGCAAGCTCCTCTGCCTGGATGCCGCTTGACCAATACCGGGCGGGGTCGGTCTTCCTTAGCTCGCGGAGTTCCCCGAGCCGGGTCGTGGCCTCGTCCGAGAGCGGTGGCGCCGGCGCAATGCCGCTGGTCAGCCGGCCTTCCAAATTCGGCATCGGCCCGCCGGTGCGGTATGCCTCGCCCCCGGCCGATTCGTTCCTGCTCGTCATTGTCATGCCTCCTCGCTCGCCAGCGCCCGCAAATCGCGCTCGTAGCGCGCCTCGTCCTCCGACCACGTTAGATCGGCCGGCACCAAGCCGAAGCTCCCAGACGGCAGGACAAGGTGCCCGTAGCGGTGGCGGCAGCCGGGCAGCTGCGACATCAGCTGGGTCTCACGCAGCGACAGCCGCTGCAACACCTCGGTGTCTGTCGGCCCAACAGCCGTATAGCCAAGGCGCTTGGCCTCGGACCTCGCCTCGCCGCTCATCGACAAGATTTCTCGGCGAGTGTCGAGCAGCTCGCGCGCCAGGCGCTCGCAGTGCGCGATCAGCTCGCCCTTGCGATCCAGCAGCGCGCCCAGCCGCGCTTTGCACGCGGCGATGGCCTCGCGATCCGCGGCCTCCCGCGCGGCGGCAGCGTCTCGCGCCAAAGTTCTACGCTGCCGCTCGGCCTGCTCCAGCAGCTCGCGCTTTCTCGCCTGCTCGGCATCGACCGCGTCAATTTCCGCCTTGAGCGCGCGGATCATTCCATCGGTGTCCGTCGGTGTTGCCATGGTCTTCTCCATCCTCATGATCTCGGTTTCAAGTCGCGCCCTTTCGGCCGCCAACATCGCTGTCGACGCGCCCAGCCGTTGCTTGAGCAATGCAGTCGGCATGTCCTTATCCTTCTTCCATCATGTCTTCTCGCGCGGTCGAACCGCGACACCCACGACACGATCCGATGGCCCCGAGCCACTTCGCGACCGAGCCGGCGACATCGGCCTCGACGCCGCGCCGTCGTTCGGCTCGGGCACAGGCTGGTACATGTCGATGCCTAGCTCGGCGCGGCGCGCGTGTGCTCGGGGTGACACGCTGATCGGCGCCGGCGGCACGACGGGCTCCAGGCCCTCAGGCACCGGCAAGCTCTTGGCGAATTCGATCGCCTCGGTGCGATCACGCAGCATCCTGACCGGCGAGCCGCCCTCGCCGTAGTGGATTTCGAAGCGTAGCCGCCCTCGCGCGTCGACGCCCCGCAGGATGACGGCGCCGTTCGGAAACGAGGCTTCGATTTTGGTCATGTCCGTCATCGGTAACGTCCGTAGATTCCAAGGCCGCGCTTGCGCGCCTCGGCCGAGTTGATGACGCGCAGCGGTGGCCGGCTGCCGCTGATCTGGCGCCGCACCGCCTGGTTGCCTGGAGCGAGGCACATCACCACCGCGTCGCCCTTGTTCGTGCTCCTGCCCAAGCGCTTGCGGATCTCATCCTTCGACTCGATCAGGACGCCGCCCGTTCTCACCTCGAACCGGGGCGCCGCCAGATCGGCCAGCAACTCGGGATCGTCCGGCAACGCAATAACCGATCCGCCCTCCTGGTCCGGATTCAACTCCGACCGGAAAGCCCACCACGCCGCGGCCCTCGCGTTGTAGAACCGAAGCCCGTCCCGCCCCTGTGCCTCCGACTTGTTCGCACCATTGAAGGCCACGTAGCCGATGCCGTTTTCCTTGAGCCGGCTCGTCACGTCGCCGCCGTAGCCGCCACCCATGTCCACAATCACCGGCGCGTTCGCGCGGCGCCTCGTGACCACGGCCGCCGCCATCGCGCTGCCGTCCCGCGTCTCCTCGCCCTTCAACATCACGAGCGGCGCGTACCAGCCGCCATGCCGCCACGCGAGCGCAGCCGGGTCAGACCCACCACCAGCCGGATCGAGGGCCATGGCCGTCATCTCGAACTCGCGCCAGCCTTCAGCGCGCCACCGAGCCTGCGCAGCTTTGATCCACGCAGTCGGTATCAGCTGTCGCTCGTCGTCCCGGAACTGAGTGCGGAACCCGCCCAGGAGCAGCGAGCGGAATGGCTCGGGCATCGCGTCGAGCGTCGCCTGGTAGCCAGCCCGCTGCAGATACGGATTGTCCCTCAACAAGCCAGGAATGTAGGTCCGAGAAGTCGGCGTCATCAGCCGGCCACTAATCACCCGCGCGTCGTCCGGGCCATCAACCCACAGGTCCTTGCCCTCCTCGTCCGAGATCACCCATCTCAGCTCTCCGGGCTCGGCCTTGTGGCGGTGGCCAGGTTCAAGCCACGGGCCGAACATCTTCGTCGCCCACAGGCCCTCAGCGCTCAGCGGCGGGTTGGTTGCGAGAACCGTGCGGCAGCGCTGGTTCGGGTCCTCGGACCGCACCCACGCCATCAGGAACCTCACGTCGGCCTCGCGGAGCTGACATGCCTCGTCGATCCCAAGGAAGTCCCGCGCCTGGCCCTGCGCGCCCTCGCCTTCGGCCGTGCGGAAGTAGATCACCTGCTCATCATTGATCCGCAGGCGCGGCGGCGGCGACGCGTTGAAGCCGTCCTTACCGCCATGCAGCTTGAGCGCGCGCTCGATGATCGCAGCCAGGTCGCCGTAGGCGCGCCGCACGATGAACGAGCGCTTGTGCTGATTGAAGGCGAGGCCGAGGAGAAGGTCCGTTTTTCCTGAGCCTGGGCTTCCGCCGTACAGAAGAACATCGGCCTCGCTCTCGTAGGCATCGCGCTGCGGGCCGATGTTGGGCTGCCAGCGGCCGAGCTGCTCCTGGATGGTCGGGATCGCCGCTATGCCGTCGCGCGCGCTCTTCGGCAGCTTCGCGATGACCGCTGCGAGTTCCTCGGGCGACATGGAGCCGAGGCGCGAGCGCATCTCGTCCGGTGCCACCCCGGAGAGCTGGGCGAGATGCTCGATCAGGCGGTCGAGGTCGGTGGGCGTGCTCATGCGGCCTCCACCAACCTGGAGGCCGCCGAGAGCGTCAGGCCGAGGCGCGCATCTCCTGCGCCAGCTTTTGCACCGTGCTGGTGCCGAGCTTGGTGAGCCGCGCCGTCTTCAGGATGCCGGTGCCCTTGGCCAGCTCGGCGCGCGCGGCGTCGATCTTCTCGGGCTCGGCACCAGGGCGGCCAAGCCGCGTGCGTACCTTGCCGGACTTCTTGGCCGTGAACTTCCCATCGCGCTTGATCGTCTGCTCGATCCGGTCGAGCCCCGCCTTGACCCGCGCCACGATCATCTCCCTCTCGAACTCGCTGAAGATGCCGAGCATCCCGAACATCGCTCGGCCGGCTGGCGTCGTCGTGTCGACCGACTGCGTGTGAATGTAGAGGCCCGTGCCGGTGTCGCGGATCGTCTCCAGCACCTCGACCAAGTGCTTCAAGGAGCGGCCTAGCCGATCCGAGGACCAGACGGCGATCATGTTGATCTCCCGCCGCACGGCCGCTTTCAGGAGCGCATCGAATTCCGGCCGCTGGTCCCGGCCCTTGGCACCGGAGATGCCGTGGTCCTCGAACACCTTCACGATGGTGTGGCCGGCGCGCTCCGCCCAGGACTGCAGCTCGGCCTTCTGGTTGTCCGTGGTCTGGTCCCCGGTCGAAACCCTCACGTACACCCCGACGCGCCGCTGTTGCTGCTTGCCCATGAATGCCCCCATCCGAATACTTCTCTCTGCGTATATGATTTGAGAGCATTCGGAAAGGCCCAATTTGCAAGGCTTGAAGCGTGGCAATTCCAGCAACGTTTTCGTATGGGGTCATGACGCCGATGCGCCCTCCGGCTCCGCCGGCACCAGGTCGTCCTCGCCCGGCTCCGCGAAAGGATCGACGACGACCTCCGCCTGCGCGGGGCCGATGGTGACCTCGTCCTTCACCGGCATCGCCTCGGCGTCGAGCGGCACGGGCGCCGGCAGGGCGCGCGCGGCCAGCGCGTGGGCCAGCGCCTTGGCGATGTCGAGGTCGCTCGCGGACGCCAACGGCTTGCCGGCCGAGGTGATGTCGACCTGCGCCCTGTCCGAGTAGACCGCGGGCTGCTCCTTCCCGGCCTGCCATTGCTCGGCCTGGATTGCGACCCTAGCCGCGTCCGGTGCGAGTTTGCCGGCGGTCAGCATGTCGACCAGCTCGTCGATGCGGTCAGCCCGCGCTGCCGCCCTGTCCGCACGCGCGCGGGCGAGTTCCTGCGCGAAGTCGGGGTGCTTTTTCTGCCACAGATAGACCTGCCGCTCACACGGCATGTGCTCGTCGCGGCAGATGGTGGCCAAGGACTCGCGGAGTGCTACGCGCTCGCAGATTTCTCGCGCGAGAGCCTCCGTGTAGATGGTCGGAGCACCGACCTTGCGTTTCGCTGGTTCTCTCGCTGCCTGATCGGCTTGGGCCTTCAGCTCTTGGAGGTGAGCGCGTCTCTCTGCCTTGGTTTCCTTGCGGGGGTGTTTGTCATCGATCCTGATGACGTTGGAGCCGTTGGTGGTGTTGGGCGTGGACTGGGACGCCGGCGCGGCGTTCGCCTGTCCTGGCGCATCTGGCGCAGCGGGAGAGGCATCCTGTGCGGTGCCCTGGCGCTTCTCTCGCTGGCGCTGCCTGTAGAGGCGCTGGCGCTCGGCGTTGGACATGGCGGCGCCGTTACGCGTTACGGAGGGCTGCCCCGTTACGTTACGGTCGGGCGTTACGGGCTCCAGGCTCATGGCTTAGGCCCTGCCCACGGTTGGGCGTTGGTAGGGCCAGTCCTCGCTCCAGATCTCCAGCCGTACACCGTCGTTGACGCGGATGATGTCAGCGCAGTGGATGTTGGGGCCGTCGTAGCAGTAGACGCCGATCTCGTCGGCTACGCTGTCGCCGGCCATGTGCTGGGCCGCCAGCAGGGCGATGTCTGGGTCCTCGGAGAGCACGACGAGTTGTCGGAGCTGGCTCTGGCGCAGCTCGATGGCGTCGTCGATGGCGCGCCGCTGCGCAGCTGGGAGGGCGATATAGTCGAGGTAGCGCCGGACTCTGGCTGCGGCGGGCAGGTCGCCCCTGTCGCGATACCACTGCTCGGTCTTCTCCAGCTCGGCGCGGTCGTTGGTGTCGATGGGGGCGAGCGTCTGTGGCGCGTCGGTCATCGGGCCGCTCCCCGCAACTCGGCGCGCAGGCGAAGGATGGCCTGGACCAGGATGCGCAGCGCGGCGTCGAACTCGATCGCGTCGAGCACGTGGTCGATCGCTGCGTCGGTCACGGTGTCGACGGTGGTCATGCTGCGGCCCTCAACTCGCGAATGCCCTCGATCACCTCGGCCGGCGTCAGCGCGGCGGTGCCGATGCTAGGGACGAAGGCCGGGCCGGGCTCGGAGCGGGCTAGCAGCGCAGCGCGCCGAGCCCGGCTCTCAAGGCGCCGCGCTTTTGCGAAGGCGGACCAGGCCAGCGCCAGCGGGCTGTTCGCGGCGTTCGGGTGCTCGACGCGAGATTCCCAGCGTCGAGTCAGTAGAGCCTCCGATACCGAGCCGGAGAAGCTGGGCTCGATTGACCGCATGACCTCGCCCAGCGCCAACTCAGCCTGCACGCGCTCGACGGTTGCCTGCTTACAGCGAAGGCGGAGGAGGTCGAGGTGGCCGCTCATGCGCGAGCCTCGCCGTAGATAGTGCGGATGTCCTGGAACCGCATGGCCAGGGCGCGAGCGTGGAAGGCCATGTGTCGCGACCCGAAGAGCGACCCGTCCTTCAGCCCTTGAACGAGATGATCGGCGACCGTGCGCGCTGCCGAATCACTGTGGTCCTCAGCGATCCGGCCAAGTTCCCGCAGAACGCGGTGGCGGCCGGCGAGGGCGCCGTAACGGTGATGCCTGCGGCCCTGGAGCGTGACCTTTGTTAGCGCGAGCGCCTGCATGCCGCGCAGCTCCTCGGGCGACGGCTCGGGCTTGTTGGCGTGGCGCGAGACGCGCGCTGTTGCAGATGTGGACGCGGCGAGCATGAGCCGGACCATGCCGCATTTGCGCACGCACGTACACTGTTCGTCCGGTGGCAGAATGGCTCACTTTGGCTCATTTCTCGTCACGCGGCCCGTGGACCATAGGACCCGCAGCCGCGGCAGGTTGCGCTTCCACGTCGCGAGGCTCGGCAGGTCAGCCTCCTTGGCGCCGTGCGCCCGGAGCCATGCTGTCGCCTTTCGCCGGACCTCAACATCTTTGTGCCAGGACTGCAGGGCGCCGGCCGCGACCAGGGCTTTGACCGCCTCGGCGATCTTGGCCCGGTGCAGATTGGCGGCAGGCCCGACCTGCCGGGGGCGCGGATGCGGATGGGTGGTCTCGGTGTCCATGGTCATGCGGCTGCAGCCTCCTCGATCTCTCGTACCTCGACGGTGACGCGACCGTCCGGCACGCTGGCGTCCCGCTCGATGGTGAGCTTGGCCACGAGCTTGTCGTTGCCGATGACCCCGTGCGTCTGGAGCAGGTCGAGCAGCGCCTTGGGAAGGTTGTCGATGTCCTTGGCGCGCTTCGCCTTGCCGACGCGGACGGCGACCGCGACCTGCGCGCCGGGCGGGAAGTGGTCGGGCTTCTGCCTTACCAACTCCCAACCCGCGCTGCGTCGCCAACTCGCGTAGGCCGGGTCGATGTGGATGCGGCCTCCGGCGCCGGCGCGCCACAGTCTGTTGGTCGACGGCGGCGCGGGCAAGCTGATGACCACGGGCTCGATCACGGCGCCTCTCCCGCCCGCCTTGCGCGCTCTGCGGCCTGGCGGCGGCCTCCGTCGCCGCAGTGCCTGCCCGTCCCGTGGCCGTGGCCTCGGTCGCCGATCTCGGGACGCCACGCCGGGGCGATCCGCCGGGCGCTACGGGCATCGCGTCGGGCGCGCTCGGCGTCGGCTGCGCGCTGACGTTCGGCGGCGAGGTGGTCTCGGTGGCAAGGCAGACAGCGGCCGGCGACAGCGATGGGATTGGCGCCGCAGGCGCAGGTGCGGTTCATGACGTGGTCTCGGTGGCGTTCGGCGGCACCGCCTCCGCAGCGTCAAGTCCCGCGATGATGTCCGCGTCGATGCGGCGGTTGAGGACATCCCTGGTCGTCGCCACCGTGATGGCGTGCCTCTCGTCGGCATGCAGGTCGAAGACGTTCCTGCGGCGCTGTGCAGTGACGTACCCCTTGCCGAAGCCCGCGAGGTAACGCGCGTGCGCCAACCTCTCGTATTCGGCGATCGGCATGTAGCCGTCGGGCGCGAGCTTCAGCATCACGGCGCGCCACAGGTTGGCGATGGCTATGTTGAGTTTCATGAGTGCACCTCCTAGAAGGGAATCTCCCGGTCCTTGTCCGGCATCGGGCCGCCGCCCTGCCGCCGGTCATCGGCCTGCTCCTCGGCTGGCGTGAAGCTCAGCTTGAAATACTTCCGGCCGTCGTCGCCCTCGTTCACCCATCCGCTGATGAAGTACTTCGCCCCGGCGACGGTGGCCGAGCCGACGTGGTCCGGTTGACTCGGCCTCGACTTCTTCTCGTTGCGCCGCAGGTAGCCCGTGCCGGCGCTCGCTGGTCTGTCTGACATCGTTGGATTTTCCGTTCGGTTGAAGTTGAGAGGCTCTTGCCAGAGGCGTCTCATGGGGTGGCCTCGGCTTTTGCCATCTGTGCCCAGCCCGTCATTCATAGGGCCAGGTCCTTTCGGATGGTTGGGGGTTTGGGTGCTCGATGTGGCGAGCGATGTCGGAGAACTTCGTGGTCTCGGTGCTGTAGTGCAGGTCGACGTAGCCGACGCGTCCATGCCGGGCCTTCGCGACAATGACCTCGGCTTTGTTGGCGCAGGCTGCGAGCCTGATCTGCCAGTTCTTGAACTTGGTCTCGGCCTCCTTGTCCCCCTTGGCCGGGGCGGGCGGCTTGTCACGCTCGACGTAGTAGGCTTCGCGGTACACAAACATGATCGTGTCGGCGTCGTGCTCGATGGAGCCGGACTCGCGCAGGTCGGAAAGGTGCGGGCGGTTGCCGTGCCGCTTGTCGACCTCGCGGTTGACCTGGGCGAGCGCCAAGACCGGCACGTCGAGTTCCTTGGCGAGCGTCTTGAGACCGGAGCTGATCTCGCCGACCTCCGCTGTCCGGCTGTCGCGTCGGGTGCCCCGCATCAACTGGATGTAGTCGACCACAACGACCCCGATGCCGTGCTGGCGCTTCATGCGGCGGGCGCGCGTCGCCAACTGGGCAATGGAAAGGCCGCCGGTGTCGTCGATGATGATGTCGCGGGCGGCGAGCCTCTGGTTGAGGAACTCCTCGGCCTCCCGGACACGATCGAACTCGGCGTCGTCGACGCTGCCGCTGCGGAGCTTGCCGACGGGGACGCCGCTGGCGACCGAGATCATGCGGTCGACCATCTGTTCTTTCGACATCTCCAGTGTGAAGAGCGCCACCGGCACCGGGGACGCCATCACGATGCCGCCGGCCATGCCGGATTTGCCCATGCTGGTCGCGCCTGCGAGCACAACGAGGTC